GTCAGGATTACGATCAATTAGCAGATATTTTGCTTAAGGATATAGTAGAGCCTCAGGCATTTGCGTCTAGCTGGTTAGATTCTGCAGTAGAATCTGTTGGGATTAATTCGTTTAAGAACAAATGCGCGTGTTCCGTTAAGGCGGTTTGTGACGCGTATACGTTATTAAACGATTTAAATATGTACGAAACTGGAAATTCACTTTTGTACCAAGTTTTCGTTAAAGATCCTGTAGATTATTTTACTGGTCGTGTCCAGAGTTTAAGTGATTTCTTCACATCGAATCCTTTTATGGCTTTTGGAATACTAGCGGTTTGTGTGACTGTTCCTACTGTTTATTTCCTTACACGAAAGGAAGAGTTTCCTTTTGAAGAACAGTCAGATGTAACGGGTCACAAACATTTTGATGTGTACCGTCCGGAAGTACTTCCTCGCAATATCGGTAAACATCACCAGAACCGTCGTTTCCAAAAGATGATGAGTGCTCGTAAGATAGGGTACGACATCCAGAGCCAGGAAATTGAAGCACCTTTGTTGCGATTTTCTCGATCCGTGATGTACGCTAATATCATACGTTACTCAAAGAAGGATAACACTCCTGTGTATACGAACAATTTTAATGTCATACATTTGAAAGAAGACATATATGTTGCTCCTTATCATGGATTTATGAAGGTTGTTGAAAATCAATTAGATCCGCATTCTGAGTTTTATGACATTTTAGAGATTCGTCATAATGAGGATACTATCACCCGTCATCCTTTTCCGATAGATTTATATTCTTTAGGGGATATTGATATGGTGATAGTTAACCTTCGTGTTAATCCGACACCTTCTAGTTGTGCTTCAGGTCTTCGTGATGGCACTAATTATACGGAATTTAGTAACGTTGTTATTTTATCTCGATCTGCATCCGGCGAAATTCGATCCATTAAAGGAATAGTTACTTCTTCTCCATTTAACGTTAAGTACAAAACTGGTTCTATGGTTTGTGAGTTAGCATCACCCCCTGCTTATTTTGCAACAACACAAAAAGGCGATTCAGGTGGGTTAGTGCTTGCTGTCAATATAGATGGGAGTTATTCCGTTTTAGGTATGCACGCAGGTGTTAAGTTTACACCCGACAAAACTATATGTTTTGCTATTCCAATCACATCGGATATACTGACGCTTCCAGAAGAGGACACTAACGTGGAAACACAGAGTTCGGAATTTCCTTTACATATCAAAGGAACTCTTGCTCCTATGTTTCTACCAGACAAGTCAGTTTTGAAGAGTACTGGTGTTAGTTCTGGTAGTCAGTCCTTGTGCCCTGGTCATATATTCGGGTTTCCACCTACGAAAAAGCCGGCGCATTTACGTCCTTTTAAGATTGGAGGAGAATGGGTAGATCCAAATCTTGTAGCATTGTCCAAGTTACATCAAGTCCGCACTCAGTGCGACTTATTGCCACAAGACGAGTTGGTTGCTCATTTACATAAGCATTATCCTCGGCCAGTTATGGAGGAGTACATTCCTCGGGTTTTAACATGGGATGAGACATTGAATGGTATTCCTGCTCTTGAGTATATGCCCATTTCAATGAAATCTGCACCAGGTTACCCTTGGAGTAACGGACATTGTCGTAAAACTGACTACATTGATGTAATAGACAGTTTTGGCAGCCGCCAGTTTCTTCAAATGAAATCTGAGTTTTACAAGACCATAGAAGATTATGAGAATAAATTATTAGCGGGAAATGACATTGAGGTGTTATGGATGGATTGTCTTAAGGACGAGAAGCGACCGATTGAAAAAGTTGATCAGGGTAAAACCAGGTTGTTTTCTATCTGCCCATTACATTATTTGTTATTGTTTCGCAAGTATTTTGGTATGTTTGTGTGCTATTCTCATCATTTTAACGTGAGTGCTCCCATGTCATGTGGAATAAATCCCCATGGTCATGAGTGGGGGATGTTGTACTCCAGGATGAATCGATTCTCCGGGGCGGTTATTGCTGGG